TTCATTTCCAGGTATATTATAATGTGTATTACCAAAACTATCAGATATTCTAGTTTGTCCACCTGTGTCTGAGACGATAGTTTTTTGTTTACCTGCATTATTATCTTGAACAATAGATGATCCGTTCATAAATGACTGGATCTCCATATCATAAGACTTCAGACCCTGATACATTTCGGTGATAATATCACCTTGTGTTTTTGGTTTACCAGTTACAACATCTACACTAACCTCTCGTTTCATAAACTCTGGAGGTGATTCACAGGTACTAGATCCCCACAGTGGCATCCAGAAGTTACTTCGTGATTTTCGTATTTTTCTGCCACAATTCTTTTTCTTGAGAAGTGACATAATAAGACCAAGAATTAACTTCACAATATTTTGGAAGTTCAACTTACTAAAGTCCATTTGGAAAATACTTGTGATCTTTCCTACTAATGCTCTAAATTTACCAATAGCGTCTCTTGCTGTAGCGATTGCAGAAACAATAACATTAATAGTTTTTCCTATCTTTTGTAAACCTTCTTTGATCTTTCCCATTATGGCACCAACTGCACCACTAATAGCAGTTGAAATACCATCAAATACTTTCTTCACAACCATATTTGCCAACGATTTAGCAAACGCAGTGGTATTGGTAAATGCAGATCGAATAATACCTAGAATATGAGACGCTTCAAACATACAGAATACGTTAAATAACATACCTGCAACATCCATTAGAGTGGTAATGATACCTGTAGGAATTACATTACTAAGTAGTGATTTTAATTTACCTATCACAGACTCAATAATTTTTGCCATTACCTCTTTCATCCAAGACATAATGCCTGAGATACCATTAGCAATCGCTAAGTTGATACCTCTTATTGCCTTACTTAATATTTTATTATCTACTTTCTTTCCTGTAACAATAGAAACTAAATTACCTAAAGGGTCTACTGCTAATGTTGCTGCAAGATTACCTGCTTCTGTCAACATTCTTTCTAAGTCTGTCTCAAAACCTGATCCCGCAGGACCTGCTGCTCCATCTGCAATACCAAATACTGAAGTTGGAATGACCATAGGGTTTGAAGCATAATGACCTTCAAGACCTCTACTTAAAATACCAAGTAAACCTCTATCTGTTGACTCTCCACCATCTGTATTAGCAGGTTGTTCTCCTGTTTTGTTAAACGGGTTTCCACCTGCTACTTCTCCACCTGATAAATCTTGTGATTGTACAGGATATTCCTCTGCCTTTTCTCCATCTGCTATTACAGTTTTAGCAACTTCTGAATCTTGACCACTTTCATCCGTCTTAAATCCTCTAAAAGAACCTATAACAACTGGTAGTTGTGCTTCCTCTCCATCTAAGAAAAATCCTAGAACCTGTGCACCAACTTCCAATGCTGTAGCAGTTCCTGTATTTTTTATACCTGCTTGGTCTGTAGGCAATAAAACTGTTGCCCAAGGTAATGACTTAGTAGGAACCGTTGTTAAGTATGCTTCTTTTGCTTGAGCACCTGTGTACCATCCTAAAATACGAACACGAACTCTACCAATCTCTTGTGGATCTTCTTTATCCTCGACTTCTCCGACCCACCAAGTGAATCCGTCGCGACCCATCACATCAGTTTTACCTTGTAAAGCAGTTGCTGCCATTTTTAAGTTATCCTCCGTTTTTATTTATGCGTAGGAAATCCATCCTGTAGCGATCATTTTTTCTTCTGGTGATGTAAGACCGTGATGAACGTGAGTCCAATCTGCTGGCCAGAACACAGTTAAACCTTTCTCAGGTTTTATTTTTTTGTCTTGATGTACCCAGTACGTTTCACCACCTTCATTAACTGTATTTAAGTAAGTCATCCAAGCAAGATGCCTATAGGATGCAGTCTTACCAGACCCTATTCTTTCACAATGAGGGCGGTGATAACCACCTGTATTTGCAGGATACCATTGTATATTAAATGGTTCATTTAATTCAACGGGTGCCATACAAGCGTACGGGAATCTTTCAAGGTATTTATCAAGAACTGTTTGAAGTTCTCCTAAGAAAATACGAACTGCCTTCTCATTGAGGAAGGGAGGTATTGCCATATCAACAGACTTCTTAATGGTAGGGTCTACACCATCAGAGAACTCTCCATTAACCTTTTTAAGATAAGTACAATTATCCCAAAATTCCAGTAAATTGTCAATAGTGAGATCACTTATATGATCTCCATAGATAAAATCAGTCGTCATACACTAAACACTCTGGTTCTTCTGGATGCTGATCACACCATAGTTCCAATGCGTTAGGGTCGTGATGATCTCCTGCTTTGATCTCTTCTTTGTGATGCTCTGCATACTCTTCTAAGTCGTGCAGTTCTTCTTTTGCGTGTCTGCGTGCAGCAGGGTTCATTGTTGGATCATCAATGATGTCCTTGTCTTTTTTAATGTGGTCTTCTATGCTTTTCATTGTTCGATACTGTCCTTTGCTAAGTTTAATTTTGTTGTGATCTCAGGTGCGGACCATTTATGTTTCACACCTATCACAATATAGTTTCCAGAATAGATTTCGTCAAGTTCCAAACGTTCAGACTGATCTTCAGTTTGAGACTTAGGTATCCTAATAGTAACTATGTCACCTGCATCTACGGAAATATTTCCAGGGACTGTTATATCTAGGCGAATAGCATTTAACAGTTGCCAACGTGATGCAGAATATGCTGAACTTGTAATAGTGTCAAATTTCATATTTGACGATGAACCTTCTGGGTTCTCTGAGTTTTGAGCATTCTTCATACCTGGAAGTGCTCTGATTTTTATACGAGTAGGTTTCTCTTCTGAGAAATACTCATCATTTGCTCTGGGAAATGGGAAATCAGCATTAAGAGTTTCTGCTAACTCAAATACTTGTTTAGCACCAAGGTTAACTGGAGGATTTATAGATCCCGCAGGTGATGTGTCCTCTGCTCCTGTTTCTGCTGTGCCACCATTATTAGGTAAATTACCCTCAGTTAATGCGGGCATTAGTATTCCAAGAACAACATTACTGTATAGTCCTTTACGCATCCTTTCTAGATGATTGGCACGATCTGGATAGTTTATTGTTTCTATATTATAAAAGTTATTTCCACTATCTGTGAGATTAGATTGCACATAAGTAAATATTTTTGGTGCCTTAAAAGTTGGATTTTTTGCAGAACACAAGTAATCTATTGTTGCAAAATTCATACCTTTACGTGTTTGCCAATACATATATCCAGGTCTCTTAGACTCAGAACCAACAATCTTATCTGAAACATAAGAAATCACGTCATAAGGTCTCCAAGATGTAGATATAAAATTATAATTACCTGCTGACTTTTCCCACATATTATGTGTACTTTCTTTTAAATAATTTTTCTCAACATCTTCAACAGTATCAGATCCCTTTTGATCTTCAAATGACTTAAAAACACGATTAGTTTCATTCAATGCTGTGCTTGGTGATGTGGTGTAAATTATGTAAGTCTGTGCACGTTCTGACTTTGTAACACTACCAATTTTATATACTTTTTGTATAATTTCTAATTCCTCTTCACCTGACGAATCAGTTTTTATAGAAAGTTTTATATATTCATTACCCTGTAAGTTTTTTGACATATCTATAGTATCATAAATTGCTATCTCCATTCTCATTGTAGGAGAATCTAAAGACGATATAATATTAAATCCAGAACACAATCCACGTAGATCAAAAGCATTTTCACCACTAAAACTTAATTGAGACAAATCTTCCCTAGGAGAAAAGTCTTCCTGTTGTATAACAAGACCAAACTCCTCTATTGTGTATCCTTTTGGTTGAGTTGTATCTGCCATTAGAAGAAGTTACTTGGTGATGTGTTGTTTTCAGTCATAAATCCAAACCTACTCTGAATATATGTATTAACCTCATCTTCAGACTTAGGAAGAACAATTTCTTGACCTTCCCCACCTTCTTTCGTCTGTACAGGTCTTTCTATTACATCTAAAACGATAGTTTCTATGTTTGAGTTCATTGCAGCAGACTCTAACGCTGCTTCTCCGTCGTTAACAGTATCTGTTAATGATGCTAACATTGCTCCTGTGTCACCTTTACTACCAATAATTAGTGCTGCTTCTAATAGTCTTCTCATAGAAAGACCAGAATCTTTACGAGTATCTGGTGTGTCTATAGGAACTATCATCTCCTCTCCGTGACCTACAAATCCACCTATTGATCTACTTACCACAGGATTGAATCCCACAGGATAACCTGATTGTGGACCACGTATAAGTCCACCTTTACTCATACCACCTCTCAAACTCTCAAGTACTGATAAGGTTTCTTTCCAACTTTTAGTGTCTTTAGTTACTGCATTCTCACTTGCAGGTATTTCATCAAAGAATCTTGATAGATTTGCAGCAAATTGATTTACATCTATTTTTTCACCCAAGAAATCTTGGAAACCCGCCATATTCTTCAATTCTTTAAAGATCAAATCTTGACCCATAGGATTGAATTTAAAAGTCTCAGGGTCTTTACCCATATTCTTGACTGCTGCCAAAGCAGAACTCAATCTTATACCATAACGACCTAACTCTGCACTTTCACCATATTCTTTAACTAAGTCTGCTAGAGTTCTGTCAATCATAGAAGTATCAATACCGTCACCAAATTCACCTATTACTTTATCATATTTAAAACCTGGTTCAACAAAATCACCTAAGAAATTAGTACCTCTTAATGGATATGAGTTACTTCCTTCTCCATTATTAGTATTAAAGTTTGTTCCTGATCCTGATGAGTTAGTTGTTGTGGTTGTTGTTTCTTCTTCACCACCACTACCTGATACCCAACTCAATACTTTTGTTAGACCAGTTAACAAACTAATCAAAGGTTGAAATGCAAATCTACCCAAGAAACCTGCAATTTCCATTATCTTGGGCATATGTGGTTCTATGAAATCAAGAACTTTACCTGCTACTTGTGCATATTGTTCAAAAAATTTCTTTATTGCATCACCCACTGGTTTTAGAGTTTTATTAATCCACGCACCTACTTTTGAGAAAAATTTCTTTATTGGTTCAATAATATTTTTTACAATAGGACCAATATACTTACCTATATGTTTTCCTAAGAATCCACCAAGAAGATTACCAATAGCACCACCAATTCCAGGTAATAACTGATTTCCTAAAGCACCAAGTGCCATAGCACCAGTTGTTGCACCAACTCCTCCACCGATTGCTGCTGATTGTCTATCCTCTTCTGGAATATCCTCATCATTCATTATATCATTATATGCTAGGAATCCTTGTCCTAAACCTAACGCTGCTTGACCAAGAACATTACCACCAAATACTTTTGCTAAATTAAGAACACCTTTACCAACTAATTGAAGCATACCACTGAATGCTTTTAACATTGATGCAGGATTCTTTAAGAATGCCAATCCTGCTCCAACTAAACCTACTCCTGCTAATAATTTAGTTGCACCTGCAAGTCTTGTCATAAAGGTCTTACCTTCACCAAATAATTGATTCCAAGATTTACCTATCCAACTAACTATCCCTGATACTACACTCCACAATCCTTTTACTATTATTCCCAGTCTATTCATTATCTTCGATAATTTTTTCTGGTTTTCGTCTTTACCTAACCAGTCTAAAGTGCTGTAAATTATCAAATTCTTAAATAATTTACCAAGATTTCCCAAAAATCCCGAACCACTTTTACCTAATAATGCACCAACAGCAAAACCTAAAGATCCTTTTAAGAATCCTTTTGCGTATTTAGAAGCATTTGATTTATCTCTGGCAAGTTGGTTTTTTCGTAGTTGTTCTTGCAGTTGCTGTTGCTGTTGTAATCTAGTTGATAATATTGCAGTACCTATGCTATTTACAGTTGCTCCTAGGGAATTAATTGCACTAATGGTCGTGGAGAATTTAGAACCCGTTACTGTCTTATTGCCAATAGTAACCGTCGCACCTTTATCCTCTGGAGGTGTGATAAATTTATAAAATCGTATTGACTTTTGTTGTGCCATTAGTAAACAGTTGCCTCACTCTCTTCGTACTGGATAGAGGTTTCACCACCTACAGTTACAGTGGGTGTAACTACAGGTTGTATGACCACTGCACCTCCCTCTGTAGTCTCATAAGTTTTTTCATTGACCAAATCGTCTGAATTGGTGAGATTATCACCAGTATTTATTGTCTCTGGGTCAACATTATTTTTTACAATTTCATTTTCTTCTTTTGCAGGAAATATATCTGGATATAACTCTCCAATATCTAATCTATTTTTATTATATCCACCTTCAACCTTATGATTTGTAAATGCTTGTAATAAAAGGAACGTAGATTTTGATGTTAATTTTTTATTACCTTTACCACCTTTTTTATATTTTCTAGCATCCATCAATTCACCTATTTTATCACCAGGTTTTACTCTTGTGTGATAATTAATCGTAGGTATTACGTTTCTATATCCAATATCTTCATTTCCTGCGTCACCTTCAATAATCATTCCTCCTCTTCTATAATCACTTGAAGATTTACCTTTTTGGTATCCCCATTGACGTACTTTTCCCGCTTTCATAGCAAAAACAGGTATTGGAAAAGTTTCTGGGTCATTTGGTCTTACTGCTCTACCACCTTTTAATCCTAACTTATCTTTTATAGGTCCTACCTTATAATCTAAAAATCCATTTGGTAAAGGAAAAACTGGAGGAAGTAACGCAGTCACCTCTTCATTTTTTTGTGCTTCTTGTTCTAGTTTTTGCTCTAATAGTTTTTGTTCCTGTTTTGCTATTTCTTCCTTTTTCATCTCAATTTGTTCACCAATAGTATATCTCCAATTCCACGCTTTATAGTCTTCACCTTTTTCTGCTGCTATTGCTTCTAATCTTTCTAATTTTTCATTTTTTAAATCTATACTTATTTCGGTATTTTCTACTCTTCTGCCTATTTTTTCTTCATCACTGCCTATATTGAATAAATTTGCAACTTGGTTCATCCTCTGTTTACCAAATCTAAACAACTTTTTCAAATCATACAACGCTTCTTGAAACCAAGGTGAATTAATCATATTAACAATTTTTTCAATACCTGCATCTACTAGGGGTTTAAAGATTTCTTGCATCTTGTCGAAAAATGGGACCAATCCATCTCTCCACAGGTCAGCAAATGCTTGTGACACTGGTTCAAAAAATGCCTTGAAGATCTTAAAGTACATACCAAATGATCTCTTAATAGGTTTGAACATTGGTGTAAAAGCATCACCTAAGAATGCACCTATCTTATCTCCTAAGAAAGAACCTATTAACTGACCAACAATCGGACCGAATGGACCAAGCACAGGTGTAAGTAATGCACCCATAGCAATACCACCAATAGCAGCACCTGCACCACCACCGATAGCATTTTGTAAAGACTTACCTGATGACAATCTATTTGCAAATGAGAATATACCTGCTAATCCTGCCATTCCTCCACCTTTGAGGAATCTACCTGCACCTTTACCAAACCCTTTAAGGAATTTACTTCCTTTCTGTAAAAATCTACCACCCTTAACTTTGGCAAGACGTTTTAGACGAAGCATTCTTTTAGCACGCAATGCTTGTTTTAATCTTCTTTGTTTTATTATTCTTCTACCTTCTGCAAATCTCTTACCTGATCCTTGTTTACCAAATCTAAGAAAATCTACCATTTTCTTTAATTTTTTGAAATCACCTATCAATTTCCACGGTCTTAATATTCTACCTGCTACAAAAAATCCTGCTATTCCACCTATAACTTTCAATGCTCCCATTAAAGGACTATCTTCAGCAAGTCCATCAAATATTAGACCTACACTCATATTTGTTACTTTATAGAGTGCTTTGAACCAACCACCAATGACTGCTAGACCTATTCTTAAATCATTTCTTTTTCCAGGTTGCTCTAAGAAAGTTAATCCTATAAACCATCCCAATGCTGACTTTGCTAACCATTTTAAGGGTTTTAAAAGTGATTCTAACCACCCCCATTTTTTAGAGTCCTTTTTAGTTTCTGACTTAACACCTTTCTCTACGTCTTGCCCATCTATATTTTTATTGTATGCCTCTTCCTTTTTTCTATCTTCTTCTAGTTGTTTTGCTCTATCTGCTTCTGCTTTAAGTAATGAATCCTGTTGTCTTGCTAAGTCATCAACTAACACCTGACCAATATCTGCCACAGCATATCCCAACCTATTGATACTAAAAGTCAAGGTCTTAACTGGATCTCCCGCAGGACCACTAGGTGTGGGAGCAAGAAATTTTTTAATCTTTAGTGTTGGTGATTTTGCCACTTACAGTGTTTGATGTTGTGCGTTTGCCTGTTTCTGACGTGCTTCTTCCTCACGAAGATGTCGTATGAGCATATTTACATAGACATCCCTCTCCCAAGGCATCATAGATTCTAATTCAGTCAGACTATACTTGTGATGTTGCATCAATGCAAAGTTCACTTCATATAGATTCATCAATGTATCGTGTGAGAGGGCTATGCGAAAAAACTTGCCATCCCCTCCAGAACCATCTCACTTTTCTTCTCAGTCTTTGGATTAAAAACTTCAATAGTATGAGATACTTTAGGCATTGATTCAAAAAAGGTTTGTACTTTTTGAAACTGCATATTGTTCATAGTTTCAAAGAAACTTATGAGTTCTCCCTTCTTGTATGCTTTTGCGTTCTCTACCTCATCACCATTAGCAATTTGGTCTACACAATCTGCTGCAAGTTGAAAAATGTCATCAAGTTTAGGATCATCTGCTAGATTATTCTTTACGAATGTATCAATAGAAGGATACTTCATTACAAGTGTGACTTCATCAGTAATTTTTATTTTATTTGTATGTTCTTTTGGAACAACTACTTCTACTTCCTCAAGATTAACTTCTACTTCAACTTGAGTCTCGTTATCATCAGGAGCAATGACTTTAAATTCACTGACTTCACCTACTGACTTAGCACGAATACGTAAGAACAAATATTCAATATCAAATGTAGCAAGTGTTTCTATTTTTTTAACACTCGTACAATTTTTAATAATATCTTTGACTGCCTTGATCATTTCCTTTTGATCCTGAGATTCCATTGCCATATAAAGCAATTTCTCTTCACGAACTAGGAATGGACGGTATGTTACCTTTTGACCGAACGGTAAGGTACATTCATACTCAGGGACCACGAGGGTCGGTAATGGCATTGGCATAGTTTTAAATTCAACTCAGTATATAGTTATTTAGCACCCTAACGACGGATTACTTGCTGATCTATGTAATTATTTGATTTCCAATCTCCTTGTGATCCTATCTTTGCTTCCATACGTAGTCTTTCAACTCTGAACTGAACATCTAACTTCATCAGTCTTGTTTGTTTATTGTCAAATGACATCACACTTACATTAGTAGGGAAACAATTAAATGCAGTCCAACTTGCTGTAACTTTATTTAATCTTGTCTGTCCTATTATTCTTCCTGTAAATGAATCTGTTGCTCTCAGTATATCATTAGATCCACTTTCATACTTATCTATGTGTATATCTGCTACATAATCATCATAAAACATTGATCTGTTCTCAGAGTCTCTACTTATAATTTGAATCCAACGATCAAAAACATACCTTGGCCATTGATTTACTGGAACTATGAACTGTATGTTCATCTCTTGTGGTTGTTGGAACGTAGCATACTTTCTTTCAATACCAAAGTTAGTCACACCTCCAGTCATCAATGCTCTTGATGGAATCTTTACTTCGTCTGCAAGATAGTCTACAGCATCATTCCACTCGTTTAATTCTACTTGTCCACTTGGTCCTAAAGTATTAGCAGTATTCGCCAACACAAAACGAGGTGGTTGTATTACAACCTCGAATAGATTACTCTTCGACGGTCCGTAATTACCTTTTGCTAGAAAATCTTGAAAACCTTTAAAATTTCTCATCTTTTTAGTGCTAATTGCGTTGGCATAGGTCTATCTCTTCCATTAATAGTTACATAAAATTGTTCTAAGGGCATCAAACCTATATCTGCCCAATCAGATTCTGGTATGTCTAATAAAGCACCACGCACTCTATTCCTCAAGTATTTATGCACGGTAAGAGCAAAAACGTCACTTGATATAGAATTACCTGCTAGTAATGCTTCACCCATCGCTACACGTTCCTGTGGCATCACATAATGTAGGTTAGCACCCCAGAAATGTTCAGCATCTTCATTCATAATGTAAACCAATGGAAACGCATCCCAATGAAACATTTTCTCTTTAAACTTTGGGTTGGGATAGTCAAAGAACACCATCCTACCTACCTGTGGTGCAACATAGGTATTGAGAGCAGTTCTTAACTTGTTTCTCCACCACTGTTTAGTTCTACCACCAGTTTGTTTTGCTTTTATGTCGGTGAAGGTGCTCATACTTGTAACTCTTTCTCGGTTAGTATCATAAATACCATTTGACGATCCTTACAATATTCTCTTGCTGCTTTCCACTTTGCATCATTAACAGCATATGTTCTTACCTCATTCAAATATTTCTTTGTACGTCGCTGTTGTTTTTTAGGTGTCTGTGTCTGCTTAAGAGGTTTGACCTCAATAATAAGTCTCGCCTTCCCCCCAGTTTTAGTCCTTGCTCTGACATAAAAATCTGGGAAGTAACGATGAACCCTCCCATCAACAGGACTAATATACGGGATGATAATTTCTTCACTACCCCACTCCTCCACGTTTATATTGCGGTCGCACCATACCATAAACTTTCTTTCCCATAAACTTCTATAAATAATGTTAGTAGGATCGCCTTTATATTTTCCAGGGTAACTTGGTTTGAATTTTCCTGAGTAACTTTTAGTCATAATCAAATGTCATTAGTATATCCGAGATCAGTTCCTGGGAGTTCTCTTTTGCAAAACAAGAGAGATAGTTTCGAGACCAGTTTCGTAGACTATTTAGTAATAAAACACCATTCGTCAACAGATGGTAATCCATATTCTTACATTGGTAACAGTGGTAACTATGGTGGTAACAGTGTGCTTGGTGGTGGTGCAGAAGCAGAAGGTAGTTTAAAAAATACTATTTACTTGTATCTACCACCAAGATTACAAGAACAATACTCTACAAACTATCAAAGAACAACTGTTGGTGCAGCAGGTGTTCAAGCATTAGATGCAGGAGCAACAGCAGCAGCAGGAGGAGACATAGATGTAGTAAGTGCTATTCAAACTACTGCAAAAGCAGCAAAACCTCAGTTTGTTATGGATAAAATTGCTGCTGCTTTAGGTACAATTAATAGTGCACTAGGAGCAAGTGGTTCTAACTTAGATGCTAATAGTGTTGGTGCTTTAGTTAAAAAGAAAGTATTTAACCCATATCAAGAAACAACATTCCGTGGTACAAACTATCGCTCACATAATTTTACTTTTCAATGCCAACCACGTAACAAACAAGAATCTGATGAGTTATATAAGATAATAAACGTTCTTCGTAAAGGAATGCTACCAGAAATGCAAGATGCAGATAAAGCAGACCAAACTGGAGTCACAGTAGACGGTCAACCTAGTGATACTACCCTTGCAGAAGAAGCATTTAGTGGGTCAGCAGCAGGTCGTTGGTTAGGAATACCTGATTACTTTAGACTTGACATCATTCGTATAGCAGGAACACCAAGTGAAGATGGTAGTTTAGAACTAAGTGGTGGTTCTCCAAAAGGATTGAAAAGAATTATGCAGTTCCCTACTAAAGTGGTACTAAAAAATATGAACATAAATTTATCTCCTGATGGTCCATATAATTCATTGAAAGATGCTTTCGATACGAATATGGATTATGGTCCTGCATCATTCACAATGACTCTTGGATTTGATGAGACTGCATTCCTTACTAGAAATTCACTTACAGATTAATGGCATAT